ACAAGTAATTTTATTGTAGTTTTGTAAAAAAGTTTCATAAGATTGACCATCTATAACGGGTAATGATTGAAAATAATATAATTTAGCATGAGGGTTGCTTGAATGTTGAGCGCCTTCCATAGGTCCTTTTTCAGGATGGAGATGATATTTACCTACATATTCAGTACCGTCTTCATAATATAATTTACCTCCACCTGTTTCAAGATTATTTATAATTTCATTATCTTGTGCCTTATATTCATTTAAGACAGGGAATAAATAAATAAGATTTTTAAATTTAATTTGAGCTTTTTTAATTTCAAGTGCATTACGTTCATATACATCAATTCCTCTAATATACCATGCTATACTTCCTATTTCATATAAATTATGATCATATGTTCCTTTTTTTTCATTAATATTATCAAAATCACTTTTAGCTATTTCTATATAAGAATCATTATTAATTCTTTTAGCAAAATATCTTCTAAAAACACCATTTCTGTAATCATTTTCTGTAGGGGTAGGTTTTGATGTAGGGAGTTTAAATTTATTTTTTAAAAAATTTTTAATTGGTATATTTCGTGAATTAAAGTCTCTAACATTTTTAACAAAACTAAAATATTTTTCACCCTTTTGAATAGGCTGCATGAGAGTCTCTTTATCTAAATAATCTTGTCTAACAATAAGTTCAGGGCCTAATTTTAATGTATTATGTCCTGCATAATATTTCCCATCACTAGTTGCCATGTAGTCTCCTACATAAGGGACTCCTGAGTGTTTTTCTATAAATCCACTATTAGTGTATTTAAAATTTACTTGTGATCTAGGTATGTAAGCCATTTTAATTTATTTTTTATCTAAAATCTATATGAATATGAGGTCCAGTTGTTGTTGCATTTCGTTTACCTACTGGAGGATATCTATATTCATCTTTAATGTATAGTCTAGGATATTTTAATTTTTTAATTTCTTTTAAAAAATCAAGTAAAGCATCTAATTCTTTATCAGAATTACCTGTTCTTAAAACAAAATCTAACCCATTTCCTATTCTATGTTTTGAATTACGTGTAGCCCTATTTTCTTGATGATAAATATCATTTCCTGCTGTAAATCTAAGTTTTACTTTTCCTAAACCATGATCTTTAAGTCCAAAGTTTGTTGGGTTATCTAAAGCTTTAATAAAAAAGATACCAAATTCTTTAGTTTCAGATGATATATCACCTCCACTAGATAATTCACCTGAAAGATATCCATCTCTTTCTCCTACATAATTATTTTCAGAATGTCCAAATTGAACTAAAACATTTCTTAATAAATCAGCATTAGTTGTTGATTGTTCTTTAGAAGATTGATTAGATAATATAGTTGCATTTCTAGTATTAAAATCTAAAACGTTTTCATCTATAACATTGCTACCTTTAATATCTTCTGTGTTTAAAAAAACCATTTGTCCCGATACTTGAACTGTCCAATCTTGATTTTGGTTTATTTTTTGTGACTCACTATTTACTATAAAAGCCATATTTTTACTACTAGCTTCATATCCTAAAGGTAATCTAGAAGGATCTATTTTAAACATTTGTAATGGTATTAATCCTGCCATCCCATCCATTTCAAAATTAAATTGTATAGGTATTATAGGACTAAAATCTTGGTTAAACCCTTCTACTAAATAGGCTCCTGCATTATCATTATCTTTACCATTTTCATTTTTTAAAGGAACTCTATAGTTTATACTTACTCTTAAATTTCTAAGTTTTTCTAAATGCATTAAGGCCGATCCCATACTAATAGAGGTAAGAGTTAAACCTGTAGTAGTTTGGATTGTTTCAACTTGTCTATTTCCCTCATAAAGTTTTTGTAAATAAAAAATTAAAGTATTAAAAGTAGTTGTATATTGGTTTATATCTTTTGTTAAATTTTCTTTATCTTTCTTTTTTGTTAATCGTTGAATTTCATCTTCATCTTCTTGTACAAATCTATTTTTTATATTTTTATTAAATGCTTTAAAAGATAAAGAATCTATTTCTTCCATATCTCTAGGATTTCTTGCAGCTATAGCTATAGCAGATGCTAAATCATTACTTATTGAAGTATCATAATAAAATTGTCTAGTTACTGATCTTAATCCTTGAGGAGAAAATTCAAATATAGGTCTATCATTAACATCAACTTTTCCTGAAACTCTTAAATCTATAATTCTATTTATATTACTTCTTTCATGTTCACAATGAAGAGTAAAATTATAATAATTACCTGTAGCAGCGTTAGCAGCATCCCATATAGAAGTAATATAATCGTGATATGCAAATTTATTATTTAGAGTAGAAAGTTTATCGTTAGAATCTGATTGATATTGTTTTAATCTCATTTCCATAAATCTTTCAATTAAAAAATCAATGTTAAAATAAACAAATCCTATACTATGTCGTTCACTAGATTTCATAACATCTTCAAAAAACCCACTTGATTTTTTACTATAATATGAAGTTAAAGCTTTAAAACTACCCATACTTTTATCATCAAGATCAACTATTGTATCTTCTGATACAAGATTTCTATCTGTTTTACCTAGTTCTTTATAAGATGTTTGATTTTTTTCAAATAATTCATCAAATATAGGTTGGTGAGGCATTAAACAAATAGATTCATCTAAACTTGCACCTATTATAGGGTGATAATCTTTATTAGGTATTAATTTTTTCTTTGTAAAATCTACAACAACATTATTAGGTTCACTTTCTTCAATATATTGAGCTAAATTAAAATCTAACTGATCTTGAATCCTTAAAATTTCTGGGTTAAGATTTGTATCAACAGCTAATCCTTGTTCATCTTGAAAATTAAAATTATAAGTGTCTGATAATGTATTTAACTTAAGTTGTATGTTAAGCTCTTTAAGTTTTCTACTTATGTCTTCAGCTTTTGCTTTATTTGCTTCTACTTGATTTGTAGGAATTGAAACACTTTGAACAGGATCTGTTGATCTAACATAGGGGGCTGTATAGGGAATATAATAGTAATCACTTTGAGGGCCATTTTTTCCTTTAGGTGATTTTCCTTTACCTGAGGGGCCATTATGCCAGGTTCTTTTATTAGGAACCATGTATGTTAATTCTGTACCGGGTTCTTTTAATTTGTAATTATTTTGAATAGATATATATTCATCATTATACTCATCAGATTCCATATCATCTTTAATGTCAGAAATTCTTGTATCTTTATAGATACATAAATGATTTATTATTTGACATACTAAATCCCATCTAATGTATATATTTTTTCTATACCCCGAATCAGCCCCCTGTTGATCGTATTTAACTACTTGTTTAACTATGGTCCCATTTAAAAAAGCTTCTAAACCTACTCCTGATTTATCATTAGGTGATGGAATACCTTCAGTTGAAATTGGTTGTTTATCTGATAATTTATTTATAAAATGTACTAAATTAACAACATCTAGGTATCCTTTTTTATATCCTTTAAGTTTAGTATTTAAATTTTTTAAATTTTGTTGTCTAGCTTTTATAGATTCTCTTAATTGTGCTTCTGTATAGTTTGCTTGAGGGGCATTTATTCCTGCTTGTTCTAATGCATCAATTTGTTTTCCCCATTCCCCATTATCAAAAAATCCTTTAAAACCTCTCCATAAACCTGTTCCAACTCTTGCTTTTGCTTGAGTTGCAAGATAACCATACACATCAGGTGTTGTATCATCTCCATACTGACCAGAAGTCATAAAGTAAGAATAGTCATCATAACTCATATTTTTTAAATAATCTTTGGTTACTGTAACTTCTTTAGTTTTATCTTTATAAAGATTTAAATCATAAGGTTCAGGGATAAATCCTTCTTTTGCTGCTTGATTATCAACTTTTACAGGAATAACAACATTATTTTCATATACACATTGAAAAATGCCAGCCTCTGTATAGTTTATAGCTATTAATCTATCTTGACCATAAAAAGAAGGACAACCATTACCAACATACCCTAAAGGAGTACGCATGTCTTCCCATGTTTTTATTTCTCTATTTTTTCGTGCAGGAACTGTTATTTCTTGATTGTTTCTTGTATAAGTAAAAGACTCAAAATTTTCAGTTCTTGATTCATTTTTTACATCTGCTCCTGCACCTTGATAAGACAATATAGATGTAGGAGATCTTAATGTATTTTTAATTGATCTTAAATAATATAGTAAACTATCTTCAATTTCAGCTACTGTTTCTTCATTATCTGAATCTGTTGTTTCTTTAAAAACTGTTTGGGATTTTAAAGTTTCTATAATTTCTCCATAAGACATAATTTCTGTAGTGCAGTCATATCCTCCAAGTTCATTAGCTTTAAATGAGAAATTTTTACAGTAACCCATTATACCATCAAAATTACCTCCTGAAGATTCTTTATACTCTCTTATTAGACCCATTATAGAATCCATAGTAGATGTGTTTTTAAAAAATTGTTCTCTTACAGAAAAATTATTTACTTGTTTATTACCTTTATTATCTATATATGGATTCCATCCCCATTCTAATACTATAGGCATACCAGGTCTCATATAAAGCATTTCTAATACTTCTAACTGTCTTCTATTATGACAAACAAAATTTACTATAGCTTCTCTTAAAGATCCATTATCTGATTTAGTTCTAATTTCAGCATCTATAAGTCCTGGCATAGGTACTATTCCAAAATCATCACCAGCATTAGATCTAATATTTTGATCTCCATATGCAAATCCTCTAGAGGGATCTTCTAAATTATCTGGAATAAAACCTTCTCTTAATCCTCCAAAATTACCTCCTTCATTATAAAATTGAGTACCACTTTCTAAAATATATTGTTTTGCTAAATTTTCTCCTTTTGCTGTCAAATATTTTAAATGAGGGATATTCATTTCAGACTTAAATATTTTATTTAACCCATCAGAATTTATTCTTAAATCAACCCCAGATATCATTCTCATAATACATTGTTTTTCAACAGTATACCCATAAAAAGCATCACTAGAATAAATTCCTCCTCTTTGATATAAATTAAAATTATTTGCAAATTCAGCAGGGATTTCAATAGGGACATTGCTACCAGGTGCAAGGAATTTTATAGTTTGTGCACTTGCTATTAAAGTTTGTCTAACTTGTAGTTGATCTTGCACATATTGGTAAAAGGGTACAAATATACCTTTAACTGTACTCATAACTTAGTAATTTGTATTTATATTAGCATTTAATTCATCAAAATCTCTTAATATGCTTCGAAGGTTAGAGGGAATTCTAATTTCTAAATTTGATTTTAAAGCAAAACTATCTCTTCTAACTTTACCTATATTAGCCATAGCTATAACCCACCAAAGTTGAGTATCACCGTAAAACCTATTTGCTAATAAATCAAGTCTATCACCTACAGTTGTTACAATATATAAATCATTTATTGTTGGTGTAATTTCTGGGTATTTTAAACGATTGTAATATCTTTTACCCCCTATTAAATTAATTTTTATATTTCGTAATCTATCACTCATTATGGTATATTTAAAATTTGTCCTGGGTGAATTGTAGTTCCTGAAAGATTATTAGCAGATTGTATATCTCTCCAATTTGGTATTCCTAATTTAGCTGCTATTCCAGATAAACTATCTCCTGATTTTACAGTATAAGTTTTATTTGAAGATTTGTTATTTTTTTTATCATCTTCATCAATTTTTTTATTATCATTTTTTTCAGCATCATCATTTTGATCTTCTACTTCTGATGAAATTGGACCTTTACTAGCAAGTAACCAACTATTTAATCCTTGAGAATCTTCTCCAATTCCTATATATTCAGCTGCTAAACTATTATCTGGTGTAAAGTCGTGTATTGGTTGGAAACTAATACTTACATCTAAAACATGAGGTAATATTTTCATATCTTTATCTTGATTTACAGGGTCTAATTTTATTTCCCAAGGATAATTTACTTGCCAAGTAACATTAGCTGATTTTAATACTCCTGGTATTCTTTTAAAATAATCTCCCATAGTTAACCTCATATACGGAGTTCTTATTCTGCCTCCTTTAGAATAATTAGGAGCTGTTTGAGCTACTAAATAATTCAATTTTTGATAAAGAGGTTTCATTTCATGTCTTGATTGAGCTGCTACTTTAAAATTAATACTTATAGCTCTATTAAATTTTTGGTATGTGTAAAAAGATTCTCCCCTACCATTGTATTTATATTCATTATGAGTAGCAGTATAATTATCAGTAAACCCATCAAGAAAAGCTCTAAATACTATGTTTTGAGTTGAGGTAAAAGTATCTGATTGTAAAACTTCAAATCTAAAATTACAGTAATCTTTTAAAGATGACCACTCATTATCAGTATCTGTTAGATTAGGAGTAGGTTTATTATCTTTTGCAAGATAAACTGTTTGGTAATTTATTTTATCTATTTTGCTTAAAACTTCTGTTACTAAATAATCTCCATAATTATTTCTTCCATCTTTTTTTCTAAAAGGATTTATATCTCCTAAAATTTTATCTATAGTACTTACAGATGTAGGGGCTCCAGGGTCTCCTAAAGAAAATGCATTTTCTCTTACATTATCTTTTCCAATAAGGCTTATATAATTACCTCCCATAGCATTTTCTGCAAAGTTTCCTAGTCCTTCTGCAGTTATGCCTAGTTTAGATCCTAAAGCAGATGATTCTATTTTTTGTGCAAAACTAGAGTCTTTAACAAACTTATTTACACCCGGACCTAATTTTGCGTTGATATCTACATCAGCAGGTTCTGGTATAGCGCCATGTCTTTTAAAACGAGATATTCCTGAAGCAGCAACTTGTGCTAATAAACTAACTCCAGCGTTAAAGGTTCTTGTATTTACTTGTGGATTTAATAGTTGTAATGCTCCTTGTCTAAGGATAAATTGAAAACCTTGAGTAGAAGCTAAATATTGTGTAATTCTTTTAACATCTTGTCTTACTCTATTAGTATGTGTTTTTAACCCTCCTCTAAATATAAAATCATTTGTTTTAGTACTTTCAGTTTTACCTCCATCTAAAATAGGATCACCTGTAGGGTAATCCCATCCTTCTACTCTTACTAGATGAAAGCGAGATTGGTTCGGTAGATATGTTATGTTTTTAGAATGCCCGTGTCTACCTATGGGAAATGCATTCTCATTTTTAACTAAATCGAGTAAAGCCATATATTAATAATATCCATCAGTAGGTCCTATGTTTTTATAAGGCCCACCAAATTGTCCTAAAGTAGGATTTGGAAGTTGACCAGAAAAATTATCTGTTGCTCCAGGATGTAAATCTTGAAAAGGACTTTTATTAGGTGATTTTTTATATACAGTACCTGTATTATTGCTAAATACATCTTCTTCCAATAGGGTTTTATGAAGATCATCTACTGGTCCTCCTTTTGTCCTAAATGGTGAATTCATATTTTGACCATCTTCTGCAAAATATTTTCCTGCTGCAGGAGGATTAGTTCCTACATTTCCCCCTAAATTTTCTCTACTATTTCTATCATATAACGATTTTTTATCTACTAAACTCATAATTTTTTTTGTTTATTGGTTTATTATAAATATTAATTAACTAAATTTTGTGCCATAATGTCCTGCTTCTTTTACAGCAGCAAAACCACTATATTCAAAAGTTCTAGATGATTTTGTTGCTTCTATAAGTTCTCTCATATGTTCTAAAGAAGCTCCATTACTATTTCCTAATTGTGTTCCTCCAGCCATTACAAGTGTATCTTTAGGATGGGTTTTTATTGTAAAATCTTCAACCTGAAGTTCAGGAGCTATTGCTGACCCTGCTACATTAGCATTAGGAACATTTATTTCTTTTCCTGTTAATTGTCCTATAGTTTCATCTGCTACATTAGTAAGATCTCCAAGATTAAAACCAAATATACTAGCATTTTCCATTCTAGCTACAAGGTTTATAACCATATTTTTAAGTCTTTTTATAGCAGCATTAAATGCTTCTTGTACACTTAATTGTCTTTGACGTTGTTTAAATTGTTCTAAAGTTCTTGCTTCTACTGATCCTTCTAATTCATCTAAATTTTGTTGCATTAAAAGCATATCAGATAAAGCATCTACATTCATATTTAATGCATCAGCTAATTTCATTCTTTGAAAAACACTCATTTTACTAAATTCTTCAAAAGATCCTGCTTGTTGTACTATTTCTTCTTGAAATGTAGCTAAATCTCCTGTCATAGCAGCTAATCTAGCTCTATCTAAATTAAGTTGTTTTCCTAAAAATAATTCAGCTTCAAATTCTTTTGAAATAGATGATTGAAAGTCTAAAAAACCTCTAGATTGGTCTCTTATTTCTCCCATAGTTCGTCCTAAAGCTTGTGCTCTAGCTACTGTTTTACCTAATACATCAAAATTATCAAAAAACATAGCTCTTACCTCACCTGTTGTTTTACCAGTACTTTCCATAACTTTATTTATATCAACGTTAACTCCTAGTTGATCTTCCATTGCTAAAGCTCCTCTAATAACTTCATCTGATAATCCCTCTACGGTTTTTCGTGATGCTAGAGCAGATATACCAAATCCAGTTACTGCTTCTTGTGATAATTTTGCTCTTTCTGCTAGAATAGCCATACCTCCTGTTAAATCTCCACTAAGCATAGTAACAGAAAGTCCTAATGCTTCATTAAGAGCATTTTGTTGTTTTAATATTTCTGCAACTTCAATTCCCGCCATTTTAGTGGCGTTAGCTATGTTTTGAAAATGCATCCTTATTTGACCTGCTCTTTCTTGAGATACTCCTAAATTTCTACCAAGTTCAACTACTTGTTGATTTACTTCTAATAAAGTTTTAACTACAAAAGTTATTGCAGATACTAAAAGTGCAAAAGGATTAAGCATTCTTAACATTTTCATAGCACCCACAGATTTCAACAATTGCTTAAACATACCTCCACCTGCAACAGCAGTAGCACGTACTCCTTGTCCTATTTTACCTACACTTTTTGCAGCATCATCCATTCCTAAACTTTTTAGTTTACCTCCTAACTTATCAAACCCTTTAGCTAAAAATGATTCTCCTTTTGCTGCTTTTTTTACAGCACTGTCCATTTCTTTATTTTGGACCATAGCAGAATTTTTAATAGCTTTTATTCTTTCTTTTACTAGATTTTTTTCAGCATCAGATAATTTACTTTTTTTACCTAAAAGTTGTTTAGCCATATTATCAGCAGTTTTTTCTAATTTTGCTGATTTATCTTTTAATTGATTTTGAATTTTTTGAGCTTCATTTAAATTTAATTGACCTTTTTCAATTTTATTTAAAGTATCTTTACTTTCTCCTAGAGATTCACCAAATTCTTGTGATAATCGTGCAAAATCTTTAAATCCTTGCCCTACCATATCATTTGCTTTAGCTATATCACCTATATCATTTTTTAATCTATTTAGATGTTTGCTAGCTCCTCCTAAATATTCAGAAAATTTTTTTGCTTCTTCACTATTGAATGTTTCTTCTGCCATTATTTTAAATTAAATTTAGTATATCGCTAATAAATATGAAAAAAAGAAAGGTATCTGTGATACCTTTACTTTTTAAAGTTATATGTGGATGAGGGCCTTATATTAGGGCCTGTTATTCCCTTAGAAGGTTCTTGTCTATATTGATCATTATGTTTCTTTTGTTCTTCTGCTTGATCTTTTAAAAATTTATTAATTTTTTTAAGATGATATTTTCTCATCCAAATTGGCATATTATAGACTTCAGTGTGTATAAATCCACCGCCTCCATGGTACACTAAGTCGTGAATCTGAGCGAATATTACATTCCTATAGCTCGGCGTCAGGCCAAAAAAAGTTAAGGTTGATTGGCAACATTACATCTGATTCAATGTACCCATCTTTAAATTCAACTTCTACAGACATATCAATACCAGGTTGTACATCTGTAATGTGTTTTCTTAATGCTCTTGCATCTCTTGCCAATAAACTTGTTTCAACAAAATCTCTAATAGATTTAGTATCATAATCTCCATTTAAAGAAGTAATCATGTGTTTAAATCTTACTACATTTTCTGATGTTTGTTTATTAATTTTTTTTAAACCTTCTATTTCTCTTTCTATTTTTCTATCATCTCCTTGGGTCAATAATTTAAATGTTATTTTAATTTTTGACATAGGTAGTGTAAATTCAAATTCATTTTTATTATCAACAACTAATTTTTCATCTATTAGTTTATCTTTAACTTTTGATAAATCAATTACACCTATAGATTCTTCACCTGTTTCAGGATGAATTCTTTTAACTTCATATTCAGATCCATATCCTAAAATACGAGCTGCTACCATAATAGCATTTTTATCTCCTAACAATAAATTTTCAAATTTTACATTAGGTGTTACTATAAGAGATTTTAACAATTTATCTATAGCAGTACCATTTTTGATAAAATTTTGATTAGTTAAAATATCCTCTTCTTTAGCAGTCATATATTTCATTTCTATTTTTCCTGCTCTTAATGGGGAATCTTCCGGATAGAGTAAACCTTTAGAGGGTAGTGTAACTTCTTCAGCCGGAAACTGTAGTTTTTCTTTCATAACGTTATTAATTTAATTTATAAAACTAGTTCAGATATACATATATGTAAAATAAAGAAAGCGCTAAAAATAGCGCTTTTTTATAAAAAAAATATATTTTTATTTTTTTTCTTGTAAGAAAATAGTACTTCCTCTTAATAATAATTTGATAAGGGTAAATAAATTTATGGTTACCATTCTATTCTGTCCTGAACCTCTAATTTTACCACCTGCTTGTTGAAGAGCTTGTACTAATTGAGCTTCTTGAGCATCAGTTACACCCCCACTCATATTAGTACCTCCCATAGAGGTTAAACCAGGATTAGTGGAAGTTATCCCTACTCCACCACCACCTGGAGGAGGAGGAGGAGGATTACCCATAGTTAAACCGGGATTAGTAGGGGAAAGTCTTTGTTCTTTTAACGTTTTTATTTCGTTTTCAATAATTGATTTAAGTTGATTTATTTTCATTTTTTAGTAATTTAATATTGCGTAATCCATTTCTATAGTCATTGAAATATTTGCGGGTGCATCTGAAGTCCAATCCATAGGGCCAAAATTTGCATTTTGACAATAAGCACCTTTTAAAATCCATTCTTCAACAACATCCCCTACAGGTCCTAAAGTTCTTATGTGTATATTCTTTTTATAAAAATCTGAATAACCATCTCTACCTGTTACAGATTCATGTGATAATCTAACCCATTCCATAACAGATTGTGCTCCTGATGGAGTTACAGGATCATATAATTCACATGTAATAGGATCCCAATTAGCTTTACCTTTAATTTTTCTTTTAACATTAATATGGTCAAGAACTATATTATTGAAAGTAATTTGAGGACGATTAAGACTTTTAATTAAATATGCTGGTATACCATCAATTTCCATTAAAAACCTATTTTGTAATTTAGGTTCAAATGCGGTAAACATCATTTCATTTGTTTCTAATATTGCCATCTTTTATTTTATTTTTAGCGTTCTATTATAAATATAAATTTTTCTTTTTTTTTAGTAGCCTCCGCCACCTCCTCCAGTAGTTCCAGCTCCACCTCCTGTAGCTCCACCTCCTGCACCATCAAATGTAGCGCCTGTTGGCATTACATTAAAGTCTAGTACTATAAATTCAGCAGTTTTAGTTGGTTGTAAGAAAATAGCACCTACTAATTGATTTCTATCTATTACAGATGGTGTGTTATTACCCTCATCCATTTGTACTCTAAATGCAAACAATCCTTGTTGTTGTTGAACTGATTCTAAATATGGGTTAACTATATTTAAAAATCTTGTTCTTGTTTGTAAAGTATTTTGTTCAAATACTAAATATCTAGAAGAACTTGCAATGAATTTCTTAAGTGTAATTAACAATCTTCTTACATTTATTCTATCTAATGCTGTTGGTCTTTCTTGTAATGTTTTCTGTCCCCAAATACAAACTCCTGTTTGTGGGAAAGTTGCTATTGGATTGATTTTATTGTTATACAATATGTCTCTTTCAGCTTGATTTAATCTAATTTTAGCTTCTAAAACATTACCTAAAATACCTCTATTTAATCCTGCAGGTGCAAACCATTCAGCTCCTATTCTATCTGAAGCAGCTATGGCTCCTGGAACTATTACTGAAGGTGGTACTAATACTGGTTTATTTGAAGCATCATCAAGTACTTTAACCCATGGATAATAAACTGCAGCATAATTAGTATCTAAACTACCTACTCTTGATACTGCTGTATTAACAGAATCATCTACATCTGTTAAATCCATTACAAAAAACGCATCACCTCTTTCTTCTACCATATCAATACCTAAATTAGTAACTAATGGATGATGAGCGTGTATTACACCAGGCATTGCTAACATATTAATATCATATT